CTATTGCGTGTTCGACACCGACATGGCCGGGCTTCCGCATCACGCCGACATAATCGCGACTATGCCGCGCCCGCATGACAAGAAGAAACCAAAGGATGCCTGGCGCACCGAGCGTGGTCGCATGTTAGCTTTGATGCTCAACCAGATTTCTACTCCTGCTCAATTTCGAGCAGGTTCACTGGCAAACGTTGCCCCAACGTCGCCGCCGCAGTAGGGAGCCTCTTGAAGGCCGAGAAATGAGGCGCGCAGCGCCCGTGACGAAATTTCAACAAACGAGGTCATCAATGCAGAACAACCGTTTCGCACCCACGCCGCACTTTGCAATGGCGCCCGGGGATGAAGTAGGCTCCGGCAGCAACGGCGCGGCCTCCCAGTCCCACGAGCTTACGGGCGGCGGCCTGCGAAGCATTGCTGCGGTGGGAGCTGGAGGCGGACCTTCGCGAGGCACGCGCGTCGATACAGCGGTAGCTGCCGAGCCGCAAGCAAAGAGCACGGCGCCAACATCGAGAAACGCGGCACCGGCGTTCGAGCCGGTTGCCAAGACCTTTCCGGAATCCTGGCGTGAGGACTTGGCTGGCGACGACAAGGCATTCCGCAAAACGCTGGATCGCTTCGAAAGCCCGGTGGCACTGGCCAAGGCCTATAAAGAACTCACCGCCCGACTCTCCTCAGGCGATCTGAAGGCGATGAAGCCGCCCCCCGACAATGCTACGCCTAAGCAGATTGCGGCTTGGCGCGTGGAACATGGCCTGCCGCAAAGCGCCGCCGCCTATGTGGACGGATTGCAGCTTGGCGATGGCACAGTGCCTGGCGAAGCCGAGACGGCGTTGCTCGCTTCCTTTGCGGACCAGGCCATGAAGGGCCGATGGACGGCCGATCAATACAACCAGGCGGTCGGTTGGTATTTCGACATGCAGGACCGGCTGGCTGCTCAACGTGACCACGCCGACGCGGCCTTCAAGCACGAAGCATCAACGGAGCTTATGCGCGAATGGGGTCATGATTATGTGACCAACCGCAACGCCGTTGCGCAGTTTTTCGATCGGAGGTTCCCGGAGGATTTCAGGGAAGCATTGCTGACCGCTCGTTTGCCGGACGGCCGGATCCTTGCCAATCACCCGACTTTCAACAAGGCGATCCTCGAGGTGGCAAAGTCCATCAATCCGAGCAGCGCGATGCTGCCGAACGTCTCCGGCGGCGGCCTATCCAACGTGGAGAGCCGCATTGCCGAGATTGAAGGGAAATACATGCGCGCGCCACACGGTTCCGATCTCTGGAAGAGTTACTGGACCGGCGATTCCGGCGCCCGCATGCAGCAGGAATATCGCGGGCTGCTCGGCAAGCGCGAGCAGGCACAGCGTGGCCGTGAGGGGTGATATCGGGGCGGCCGGGCTTATCGTCGTGTCGACGGCGCACGCACCGAGCGCTTCAGCGAGGTCGCGGCGCGCTGCGACCTTGGTCCTTTCAATGCGGCTTCGAGATCGCGAAGATGCTTCCGGGTCGCGACCAACGCATCGGCCTCGATCGCGCGGTAGCGTTCGACCAAACGCTGCCCAAACGGAGTCAACGTCGCGCCACCACCATGCACGCCACCCGGCTGCGCGGCTATCACCTCATCGCGAAAACACTTGTTCATATCGTCGACCAGAAGCCAGGCACGCCTGTAGGACATACCAAGGATTCGGCCCGCCTGTGAAATCGACCCTGTCTTCTCAATGGCTTCGAGCAGGCGGACCTTGCCGGGCCCCAGGGCACGGCCGCGACCCAAATCCACTCTCAGCGTCAGTCTTGGAGTATCCATTATCGCAGCGCCCCAAACTTGAATTGGAGGTATCATAGCATTTCGGCTGGTCCGCTGCCCGATGATGCTCATGCCGGGAGGGCCTGCCGCCGTCCCTGAAACGGCACACACGAGATGACCGGATGTCTCCACATCTTGTGCCTCTGCCACACTCAAATCCCGGGTCGTGGCGACACGATCATTCCATTCACGAGACGATCGGACAACCCATCTGCATCCGGGTCTACAAAGGCGAGTCTCCTCGACCTCACCCGATCCGGCTGCGGCGGCCCCGAACGGCTCGCAATTTACCCGCCGATGGAAAGCCCTGCGGGGCACGTGACGACGCCAGCTCCATGAATTAAGAATCAGAGGTTCAGTTGTCAGTGCGTTCCACGCCCTGACCACCGACAATTGATTTCAGCTTCCTGAAGTCGGCCAACCCCGATCATGCGCCTGCAGACAACCGGAACGGAGGCACCATAACGATGATCATGAAGGACTGGATCAATGGCCGACTCAGCGTTTCAGATTCAGTACCGTCAGGAGTTCATCGCCCAGTTCGAGCAGGGCCAGTCATGGCTGCGTAACGTCTGCACGACTGAAGCGGTGATCAAAGGCAACCAGGCAATGTTCCTGGTGGCCGGTTCAGGCGGTGCAACCGCCGTCACGCGCGGCCTCAACGGCAATATTCCGCCGCGCGTCGACAGCCTCACCCAGGTGCCCGCCACTCTCGTGGAGTGGCACGACAAGCCCCAGCGCACCGAATTCAACATCTTCGCCAGCCAGGGCGACGGCCGTCGCATCATGCAGAGCTCGACAGTCAAAGTGTTGAACCGGAAGATCGACCAGGACATCCTTGGCGTGCTTTCCGGCGCATCGAGCAATCTGGGCTCGGCTCAGGTGATGACTCTCGCCTTAGCAACACGCGCGCTGGCGCATCTCGATCTGCAGGACGTCGACACCACCGAGGAAGACAACATGTTCTTCGTCGGTTCGCCCGCCATGCGGGCCTACCTGATGCAGATTCCTGAATTCCAGAAGGCCGAATATGTCGAGATCAAGCCCCTGATCGGGCCGGCTCGCCGCTTCCGCCGCTGGGCCGGCTTCAACTGGATATTCCACCCGCACCTTCCGAACGTGGGCACCGCCAACGAGCAGTGCTTCGCGTTCCATCGCTCCGCCGTCGGTCATGCGGTGAACACGGGCGAGATGGATGTCCGCGCCGGATACAACGAAGAGAACGCCTACTACTGGGCGCGTTCCTCGATCTTCATGGGCTCGGCGTTGCTCCAGAACTCCGGCGTTGTCGTGGTCAATCACGACGGCTCGAAATACACCTAACAGGAATCAGGGATCGGGAAACAGGAGTCAGGAAGCAGGGATCAGGAAGCATAGTCTCATTCCCGATTCCTGAAGCCTGACACCTGACACCTGACACCCGACGCCTGAAATCCGAAGGATTTTCGCAATGGCATACACCACCGGTACTCTTACCTACATTGCGGGCGGCCCGATCGAGGGGGCGTGGAAGCTGTGGGAATACACCACCACCGACACGCTGGCCCAGGTGACGGCCGCGGGTTACATCACGGACGCGACCTTCAAAGGCGTAAGCCTTGGAGATTTCGTCATTGTGGTGAATCAGACGAACCCGCAGGGCTATATCCTGCAGGTCCAGAATCTGACAACCGGCACCATGAGTGTGTCCGGCACCGCGACCCTCGCCGCCCCGGCCGGCGTCGGCGGCTCGCAGTTGGCGTTCCCGCGCAATATCATCGACGGCGGCGATTTCACCACCAATCCCTGGCAGCGCGGCACCAGCTTCTCAGGGATCGCGAGCACGCTGACTTACACGGCGGATCGCTTCTTCGCCGTCGGCGGCGCGGCGTCCTCGATCTCGGTGTCGCAAGTGACCGGTGTCACCGCTGTGCCCGGGTTCACGCAGGCGCTCCAGTTCGGCCGTGCCGCAGCGAATGCTAACGCCGCGGTCATCACGCTCGGCCAGATCGTTGAGACCCTGGACGCGATCCGCGCGCAGGGACAGACCGTCACGCTGTCGTTCTGGGCACTGGCCGGAGCCAACTGGTCGCCGACATCCGGAAACCTCAACGTGCAGCTCGTCAGTGGCACGGGGACGAACCAGAGCGCCGCAAGCGCAGTGGCGGGGACATGGACGGGCTTCAGCTCGCTCACGCTAACCCCGGCACAAGGTACCGCGGCCGCTGCGGCGAACATCGCTCAGCCGATCACCACCACGTGGACGCGCTATTCGTTCACGGCGCAAGTTCCCGCAGGCTGCACCGAGCTTGGTGTTCTATTCAACGCCACGCCGGTCGGCACTGCCGGCGCTGCGGACTTTGTGCAATTCATGGGCGTGCAACTCGAGATCGGCGCACAGGCGACCCCGTTCGAGCATCGCGACATCGAACTGGAGCTGGCGATCGCTCAGCGCTACTTCTTCAACATTCCGGAACCCGCGTCCGGAGTGGTGGTAGGCGCCGGCATGGTGGCGGGTGCCACTTCGGAAATCATCTTCATTCCGCTGCCGGTGCAGATGCGTGCGGCGCCGACCGTCACGGTGTCGGCAGGCTCCTTCAAGTTCAACCTTGCAGGTGTCGCAACGGCAGTTGGGACTTTCGCGGCCGGCACCACCCACACGCCAAACTACATCAGCGTGACGGGTAATGCTGCGGGGACCGCAGGCCAGGGCACCCTGCTCCAGGGCGGCGGCGGCGCCGGCTTCATCCAGGCCAGCGCGGATTTCTAGGACAGAGGACGGAGGACAGAGGACAGAGGACAGAGAACAAAAAGCTCCGTCCTCTGAACTCTGAAATCCAACCTCTGACATCTGTCATCCGTCATCTGACATCTGGGGAGCCCCATGACCACGCAGCTCTTCATCTACAACGAGGCCCTTGGCCATCTCGGCGAGCGCCAGCTTGCAAGCTTGTCCGAACCACGCGAGCCGCGTCGCGTACTTGATTCCTATTGGTCGGACGTGGTCGCCTTCTGCTTGTCGCAAGGCTTGTGGAAATTCGCAAAACGCACCGCTCGCACCGACAACAGCTCCTCGCTCACGCCGCAGTTCGGATACAATTATTGCTTCCCGATCCCAATTGATTGGGTCAGAACTATTTTGGTCTCGACCTCGCCCAACATGGACCCACCGCTGCTGCAATTCAGCGACGAAGCGGGGTTGTGGTACGCCAACGTCACGCCGATCTATGTGTCCTACGTTTCCAGCGATCCCACTTACGGGATGAACATCGGCGCCTGGCCAGAGCATTTCGTCGATTACGTCTCGCTGCGTCTCGCCAGGCAAGCTTGTCTGCGCATCACCAACGACAAGGAATTAAAGGCCAATCTACAGAGGGAAGAAGACCGTGCCCGTCGGGTCGCCAAGGCCGAAGAAGCAATGGATGAGCCGCCTGGCCTGCCCCCGGTGCCGTTCTGGGTTCGCGCTCGGCGCGGCGCATTCGGGTCCGGAGGGCTGGGGCTTGGTGGCGGCACCGGCGGATCGGTGGCGACCGGACCGCAGGGGAGCGATTGATGCGCGCAAACGCCCCCCTCTACTCTCTCAATGCCGGCGAGGTCTCCAAGATCGCGCTGGCGCGTGTCGATGTGACGAAGCTGCGCATGGCAGCTGCGTGTCAGCTCAACTGGCTGCCCTATGTGGTCGGGCCGATGGCGATGCGGCCGGGGTTGTACTATGTGGGCGAGGTGCTGGGCGACGCGCCGGTCAAACTCGTGCGCTTTATATTCTCGAAGCTCGACACCGCTTTGATCGAGCTTACCGCGAACAAGATGCGGGTGTGGATCAACGAATCTTTGGTGAG